ATTTCCATCTTCATTAGGAATTAATGAATGGTTTGTTGAAACCGCTAATAGACCTTCAATAACAATTAACCCAACTGAGATTCAATTCTTAAACACTTCAACTTATGTGGCTGGTAGATTTACTTGGGGAACAATAGGTCTGAAATTGAGAGACCCAATTGGACCTTCTGCAGCTCAAGCAACTATGGAGTGGATACGTTTGTGTGCTGAATCAGTAACAGGACGTATGGGTTATGCCGCAGGTTATAAAAAGAATGTTGACTTGGAAATGTTAGACCCCACTGGAGTTGTTGTTGAGAAATGGATTTACGAAGGATGTTTCATCACTACTGCAAACTTTGGTAGTTTAGGTTATAGTCAAGACGCGTTAGCTGGTATTGATATTACATTGAGACCTGACCGTTGTATATTAGTTTATTAAACTTATTAAGTTATAATTTATAATCCTAAATGTAATCTATACATTTAGGATTTTTAATTTATATTCAAAATAAAAAAACTATGAATGTAGAGACATATGGACAAATAAATTTTAATTTACCACACGATGTTGTTCCGTTACCAACTCAGGGCATTTTTTATAAAACTAAAAAAAAGACAGTTAAAGTAGGGTACTTAACTGCTAATGATGAAAATCTTTTGATTTCTTCAAATCAAAACAATATAATCATATCACTACTTAGAAATAAAATATATGAACATGATTTAAGACCAGAAGAATTATTAGAACAAGATATTGAATCTATTTTGATATTTTTACGTAATACATCATTTGGTCCTGAATACACTGTCAATTTAATTGACCCTAGAACAAATAAAGAATTTACCGCCAATATTTTATTGGACGAGTTGAACATTAACCAACCAAAGAACATTCCAAACGAGGATGGACTTTTTGTGACACACTTACCTAAAAGTGATGTATCAATAAAATTGAGACCTTTAACATATGGTGAATCAATTGAAATTGATAAAATGTTAGAGCAGTATCCGATTGGTCGTACCCCACCAAGGATAACTATGAGACTAACTAGAATGATTGAGGAAGTAAATGGTGATACTGATAAAGGTAGTATTGCTATGTTCGTGGAAAACCTACCAATTATGGATTCAAAATACATAAGAAATTTCTTAAAAGAAAATATACCATCATTAGATTTAAAAAGATTTGTAACAGCCCCTTCTGGAGAAAGAGTAACCTTTGATGTTACTTTTGGGGCTGACTTTTTTCGCCCTTTCTTCTGAGTATAGAACTTTGTTATTAGATGAATATTATTTGATGGCAAAGTTTTTAAGAACATCTTGGTCTGATTTTTTAATAATCCCAACATACTCTAGAAAATATTTAATTGATAGGATAATTGAACTTAACACACCTAAAGATAATCAACCAAAAGACTAATTTATTAATTAGTCTTTTGTTGTATTTATAATAAAATGAAACATAATGGAAGAAAAAGAATTTGATGATTTATTCAAAGCATTTGGTAAATATCAACAATATGTTGCTCAACAATTTAGCACAAATATAGATGCCGGTGAAATACAAAAAACTTTAACAAAGTACGAAAATGCTGCTGTAGGGTTCTCCAAGTCTATGAGTATGAGTCGTGACAAAATCGTTGAAATAAAAGCGTCATTCGCTGATGCCCAAGTAAGTGTTGTACAATTAGGTGGTAGTTTAGAAAACATAGCAAGTATTGCTGAGAGTGTAGGAAAATCTCTTAATAGAAATATGATATTGATGGGGGATTCATATTCTAAATTATACGCTACGTCAAAAGTAACTGGTGAAGATGTTGGTGCGTTAACCAAAGGATTTAAAGATGCGGGATTCTCAATATATAGTATTGAGGAAAATATGAAGAAAGCTGTTGATAAGGCTAAAGAATCTGGTATTAATGCACAAGTTGTATCAAGTGGGGTTTTGAGTAATTTGGATAAAATGGACAAATATAACTTCTCAAACGGAGTTGATGGGTTAGCTAAAATGGTAACCGCCGCAACTAATTTGAGAATTAATGTTGAACAAATTTTTAGGTCGATGGACAAAGCTTTTAAACCCGAAGGTGCAATTGAAATGGCCGCGGCACTCCAACGATTAGGTGTAGCACAAAGTGATTTATTAGACCCACTAAGATTAATGGATATGTCACGTAATGACCCTGTTGAGTTTCAGAAACAAATAGCTGAAATGTCAAAGGAATTTGTTGACTTTAATGAAAAAACAAAACAATTCGAAATATTACCTGGTGCCAAAGAAAGATTGATGGAAGTTGCTGGTGCTTTAGGAATGGACGAAAAAGAATTTGCTAAGATGGCAAAATCTGCAGCCGAAATGGAAGATAAGATGAAGAAGATTTCATTCCCAGATACATTCAGTGATGAACAAAAAACATTAATTGCTAATATGGCTGAGATGGGTAAAGGTGGTGAATACATGTTGAGAGTTGAAGGTAAAGACAAATCAATTGAAGAAGCTGTAAAACTATTTAAAGAACAACCCGAAGTCTATGAAAAGTTTTTAGCCGACTCAAAACCAAAATCAATGGAAGATTTGGCTAGAGACCAATTAACAACGCAACAACAATCTGCAGCTTATCTTAAATCTTTGGCGGAAAGAACTGGAGCTGGTTTGGCTAGCTCTAAAATGGAAGAAACAACACGACAAGCTGAAGTTGAAATTGCTAAATCGGTATCAAAAGTTTTTAGTGGGGAAAAGTTTCAACCAAAAGCATTTAGAGAAACCATAGATACTGCATCGGGTAAAATACAAAAGGGTTATGAAAGTGGGAATGTCTTAGGTGGATTAGCTGAAGCTGGAGATGCAATCAAAACCCATTTCGTTGGAGCAGCAGACGATTTTGTTAAAGGTGTTGGTACGGCATTAACTGATTTAAACAACTCAACTAATCCAATCATAAAAGTTTTTGGTGATGGTGTAAAAACAGTAGGTAATTTATTTACTCAAAGTGAAAAATTAGAAACAAGTTTCTCCAATATTAATAAGACTGTAGATAAAAAACCAGTAACGGCTGAAAATACTTCAACAACGGCAAATGCGGTTAATAATGTTTTAACAAATTCATCAGGAACACAAACTCAAACACCAAGTAAAAGTGAAATTGTTTTTTCAGCACCATTAAAAATGGAATTGACTGTTAATGGTTTAAATACAAATACATCCGAGGAAGATTTCTTAAAAATGGTTAAAGAAGGTAAATTAGACCAAGTATTAAGTGAAAGTCTTAGCAGGGCTAAATTAATGGAAGTAAAACAAGAAACAAATAAATAAAAATATAAAAATATCTATTTATTATAAAATCAAATAATGGCTGATAGTATATTATCATTTGTAAATAGTGCAAGTTTTAGAAATAGTTTAATTTCTAGAAATTTACCACCCTATAATTTAACTGGGTTGTACACACCCCCATCAGGACAACAAAATTATGAGGTCTCAATTTCTGATTTTAATGTTGTTGATTCGCCAAATGAACTTATTGGTCAAAATCCATTTGTCACTAATGCTCAAACATTAAATGAATATGGCCCAAATGGTGGATATAGACCAACCATAATTAATAATAACCTACCCGTCACACCAAATCAAGGTGAGTACAATCCAAATGATACTGTATTAGATTTAGTAAATGAATTTTACATTGATGCTGCATATATTGAAAATGTATATGGCCCTGTTGGCGGTTATAACAATATGGTAATAATTGATACCATACAAAACAATAATAGACTTTATACACCATATTGGGACCCGCCCACATTTATTCCATCATCATATTCTGCATATAACATTCTTTTATCTGTTGACCCAACAGGTTCTGATGGATTATTATCTCAAGATTCTTATATAGCCAAATTAGGTGCGGAATCACTTAGGGATGCCATTCAGGCTAGGATTGGGGCTGAGATTTTCCAAAGAACATTAGGTTCAGTTAATTTGGATTCATTATCAGACCCATTTGAGGCTAGTTTAGTTGCATCAGGCAAAGAACCTTTTGTTTACCGAGACTACAGAATAACTGTTCCTGAAAATTCAATAGTCGCTGGTGCTGAATTAACACTTAGACTGACTGGTGCTTATTTACCATTTTCTTTGATTCCTGGGGATTATTTTTTAGAAAATGAACCTAGTGCTGGGATGTCTAGACAGACATCAACAGCACTTAATGTTATTAATCGTTTAACTGGTGGATTCTTAGGTCCGATACTAAATACAACTAGAAATCCATCTGAAGTATTTTTAGCTAATACCGGAAGTGGACAACGTTCAGTTTTGTTTAAAACAATAAGTTATAACAAATATCAACCATTTTATGATAGAAGTTTAGGCCAAATATTACAAGGAGCCATAGCGTCTATTGACACAACTAATGGAACTTTAATTGGTGGATATTACGTGGGGTCAAAAACATCTGACCCATCTACAATAACATCACCCCCAAATCAAATACCCGTTGATTCTGCAGGTAGACAAGTACAAACTAATGTTTATGGACCATCTGAATTAGGTATTTTGTATGAAGGAAATCAAAACCAATTAAATTTTGGATTGGGTGGTAAATCATCCTCAGATGGTGGCGGGATTGTCGGTCAATTTGTTTGGACATCACCTAAATATAAAAACAACGCAGGTTATAAAGCAACACCAGGCGGAGGTAATGGCTCATTAGATGCTGAGTATAATGAAATAAGTGCCCAATATACAAAAGGGGAATCTACTAATATAACATTTAAACAAGGTTCAATATTAGACCAAACTCAAAGATTAATAGATTCAGCCGACAATGTTACGGGTATTGCTAAATTAAAACATGTTGGAAATGCGGTTAATCAAGTTAGTAAAGTTTTTAATGATGGTTACAAAGAAATAACAAAGGGTTCTAAAGTTGTGTCATATAGAAAAGATTCCACTGGTGAAGAACTTGGTATAGAATATTGTCGTATTTTTACAAAGGATAATCCATATTATACTTACGCTGATTTACAAAAAACTGATGGTATTACAACAACAGGAAGAAAGTTTAATAATTCAGTATTAGATAACACATTTAATTTAAATATAGCCCCAATCAAGGGGGATAATTCAACTAATATAAAGAGGGACGCTAAAAACAATTTGATTGCAAAAAAATATATGTTTTCAATTGAAAATTTAGCGTGGAGAACATCTAGTAGACCAGGATTTACATATGATGATTTACCTGTTTGTGAGAAAGGTCCAAATGGTGGTAGAGTTATGTGGTTTCCTCCGTATGATTTAAGTTTCAATGACACTAGTAATGCGTCATTTAGTCCTACATCATTTATCGGAAGACCTGAACCAATATATACATATAAGGATTCTTCAAGGTCAGGGTCTTTAAGTTGGAAAATTATTGTTGACAATCCATCAATAACAAATTTATTGGTTGACCAACAATTCAAAAATAGAGATAATGAGAAAATAAATTCTCTAATGGATTCTTTTTTTGCTGGATGTTTAAAATACGATATATACGAATTAGCTAAAAAATTTAATCAAATACCCCCTTCAGAATTATTCACTTATCAAGAAATTCTAAATAATCCTAGATTAACAACTGAAGAATACGAGGGTGTTGTTAAAGGAATATCAACGGAAAATACAAATATAAAGGGTTTAGAGAATCCAACAGGAGAAGAAGCCGCTAAAACTAAAGAGTCACCAGACCCTAGAATTGTAGAAATACAAGATAAGTTTAAAGAACTTGCATTTTATTTTGAAAACGACATTCCAGGTCCAAGCAATGCTAATACAACAACAACTACAATAACATATCAATCAACATTTAGTTCATATAGTAGTACAACAAACATCAATCAATATCAAAGTATTGCCGATGCTACATTCCAACCCAACTCAGCTTATTGTAGTAAACAAGGGAATCTAAACATACCAGGTATAACCTCAATATCATATAGTGAATATTGTAGTAGAGCCAAGAAAACAACTGAATTTTTTAACACTGTTATAATACCTCAATTTAATAAAGTTGTTAATGAATTTATACCGGAAGTATTTGCGGTATTAAATGAAAACCCAAAAAATACGATATCTGTTAGTATGATTGGTTCAGCATCTGCTCTTGGTGATGTAAATTATAATGTTAGTTTATCTAAAAGACGTGTTGATTCTGTAAGAAAATTCTTAGAATCGTATGAAGTTGGTGGGGTATCTTTAAAGAATTTTTTTAATAGTAAACAATTTATAATTAAAGATATAGAAGAAAAGGGGGAGGAAATTGTAATTCCAAAAGGTGAAAACGGAATACCAGGATTTGAAGTAAATTGTACCTCAGATGTTGTTGACGGTAGTGGTGCTAAATTTGGAAATGGTACTGTTTATTCTGTTAACGCAATGGCTTGTAGACGAGTAAGAATTAATAATCTTACTGTAAATCTAGTGCCAATTGTTGAAAATGTTGAAAAACCAAAAGGTGATGAAAATAGAGAACAAGAAGTGGTTAAGATAAAACCAATACCTAGAGTACAACCCACAGTTGATGTAATTAAGAAACTTAAAGATGGTATTGGTAAAAGAATATTGAGAAACCTATTAACTGAATGCGATTATTTTGAATTAATTGAGGAGAAAGCCCCAATGATATATTCTTCATTTAAAGAAAAGATTAAATATTTTAATCCAGCTTTCCATTCTATGACGCCTGAAGGTCTTAACGCAAGATTAACATTTTTAAATCAATGTGTTAGACCTGGTGAAACAATACCTATAATTGGAACGGATGGTAAACCAAAATATAATGATTCAATTAATACTGCTTTTGGAGCCCCTCCTATATTGGTTTTAAGAGTTGGGGACTTTTATCATACAAAAATAGTTCCAGATAGTGTTTCATTTACTTATGACCCATTGTTATATGATTTAAACCCTGAAGGAATTGGTGTACAACCTATGATTGTTAAAGTATCAATGAATTTTAAAATCATTGGTGGTATGGGATTGGCTAAACCAGTTGAAGAATTACAAAATGCCTTATCATTCAACTATTATGCTAATACTGAAATATACGATGAAAGAGCCACACCAACTGAAGATACTTCAACGTTGGACAAACAAATAATTGAAGCTTTAATTAAAAATGAACCTGCAGCAACTATTAATAATGTTGCAAATACAAAACCAAATGATGGTGGAAATACCATTGGTACAATCATTACAAATATTCCAGTACCTAGTGGTCAAACAGGTGAAACATCTTATTCATTAATTATGGATAATTTGCTTAAAGAAACTACGAATTATATTAATGTTGTGACTAATAAATTGGAGAGTATAAATAATACTTACAATTATGGTGTCATACAATTATTAAATGTTAATACTACTAATAATAAAATTAAACTTAAATTAGAAAACGGAGAAAAAACACTTGACGTTTATGGCAAACCAGAATTTGAAGAATTAATTAAAAAATGTTTTGAGGCTATAATAAAAGACATTGAAGGTGAGAACGATCCTATAATGTCAAAATTAAAAATAATTTATAGTAACCAAGGTAACGCACCATTACCTTTGGTTAAAGAAAATCTGATAAAGTATATCAAAGAAGTACAATCCGAATTTTCAAATGGAATTGCTACAGTAGTCCAAGAATTGGTCAGTGGTCAAGAAACATTTTTAAAAATTACTGAAAAATTAAATGTGGTAATGAGTGATTTGGATGGTAAAATACTTGAAACAGGTGTACCTAGAATGTATAGACTAACACCGATATCAACATCAACTGGAAATACAAAGATTGAAATGAGTCAGGATTACCAAAAACTTGATATAGTTTTTAACAGTACTGTTACAGATAAGTTGGGATTTGTTCCATTGTTAAGTAACGGAACACACCCTATAGCATTTAAATCTGATTCATATAAAGATGGTAATTTTTTAGTTTTTAATACATCTAAATTAACAAATCAACAAGAAAAACAATTTTTTATGGTTATGTGTAGAATTCTACTAAATCCAACAAAAAAACAACAATTTATTGATAAGGTAATTTCAGGTGATTTAAAGAATTGGAAAACTCCAGTTAAATTATTAACTAAATTTGAAAAAATAGTTAACGACTTGGTAGATATATATACCAAAGAAATTAAAGAAGAGGAAAAATTGTTTAAAGATTTGAGAAAAAATAAAAATTTCAAAAACTTAGTTGATGGTGTTGAAGAATTTATGTATCCACCAGGTAAAGTTAGAAAATATAATTATACCACAGTTGGAGCATTTACCCAAGAAGAAAAAGATAAAATAACAAATTTATATAAGTAATGTCAAGACAAAGTTATAATAGATACAAAGACTTTATAATTAATGGGGAACAAACTATTGTTCCTTATATTAATTTACCAAGTAAAAGTACCGATAAGAGATATATTTACAAAGTTGGAATGTCTAGATTAGATAAAGTATCTCAACAATATTATGGTTCACCTTTGTTTGGATGGTTAATATTACAAGCGAATCCAGCCTTTGCTGGTAGTGAATGGGACATTCCTGATGGTTCTATATTGACTATTCCATTTCCTTTAGTAGCTTCATTACAAGACTATAAATCTCAATTAGACGATTATCTTTTTTATTATGGTAGATAAAACCGAAAACATTTTAGTAGAATTTGATTATAATAATATTATTATTGTAGACCCAAATAAAATAATTGACGAACAAGGTATCGCCAAACCAAGACTTGTACAACATGAAAATCTTGTAATGTATGCGAATTTGGAAACAAAAGTGTTACCTAGGACTAAATTAGCGGTTGGTGTTGCTAATAATGATAGAATAGAAACAATATCTGTAGCGACAATTAATTTTTTAAAACCTGGTGGTAATACATTTTTGGATACAAAATGGACAGATGAACTTACAGGTAAAGATACTATCAAAGGTGAAGGTGTTAATCAACCTAAACAAACATCAATAAAAAATCCAAACAAGTCTGACGATTATTATATTCGTCAAACAATCCAATCTGGAGGTAAATTTGGGTCTGTTGATAATGGATTATTAGGTATTAATTCGATTGTCATAAGAATGACAACAGCATTTATGCCTACTGTTGATATTGAAATGACTGATATAAAAGGTAGGGCATTATTTGAGTCTGGTGATAATTCACCTTATGCCACATTCTTTAATTTACCATATCCAATGTTCTATTTAACCATTAAAGGATATTACGGTAAAGCCGTTAAATTACCTTTGATGTTATATTCTTTTAACGCTAGATATGAACCTGAAGGTAATTTTAAAATAAGTTTGAAATTCTACACATATAAGTATACAATATTGAGTGAACTAACTATGGCTAGTTTGGTCGCAGCACCCCATATGTATAAAACAAGAATTTCTAAACAATCAAGTAGTGGGGGTAACTCTAGTACAACTCAAGTAAATGAAATTGTAACTGAACGAGGATATCAAAAAATAAAAGAAATGTATAGTGAGTACAAATCCAAGGGATTAGTACCCGATGATTTACCAGAACTAACATTAGTACAATTAAGAGAAACATTAAATACATTTATAACTACCAAATTAGATACTTTTACAAAAGATAATTTAGAACCAATATCGGGTTGCGATGATTATCAAAAAGATTTAAACGAGTATCAAGGGGTTATTTTTTATTATAGTGGAGGAATTATTTCTTGGTTCAACAAATATATGGACAAGAATAATTATTTTGTTAAAAATGATAAACAAAAAACTAAAGTTTATACATTTAAAAAAGAATTAAATACAAATGATTTAAGACAAGCCGCATTAACTGATTTAGAAACAATTATATCTGATTTTAATAATAAATTAGATAATAATCCAGTTGTTGGTAAAAATGCACCAACACCTGATAAACCTTATTCTTATAAAATTGGAAATAATAAATATACTGTACAAGTAGTTAACCCAATAACAAGTAATGTATTTAATATAGGTTTAAGTATTGAGGAAATAGATGTAAAAGAAACATATTTTCAAAGAACCGGAAAACAACTAATTAAAGACTCACCTGAAGATAAAAGTTTTAGAAGTGAATTACAAAAAAGTTATCAACTTAATTCAAATGAGATAACAACAAAAAATGGTCAAAAAATCCCATCCACTCGTTTCTTCTTTTTCGAGGGATCTAACTCATTTATTGATTTAACCGACAAAATGGGTAAAGACTTAAAAGTGATTAGAGAGGATATTGAACAAAAACTAACCGAAGCTTTATCTAACATTCTAGAAAACAAAAATGAAGGTATTGGTTTTATGCCTAATATACGGAATGTCTTAGGAATCATATTTGCAAATGGCGAAGCATTTCTTAGGATGATGGATGATGTACATACTAAAGCTTGGGAATTAAGAGATAATAAAGATAGAAAAAAAATTGTATTAGATACTCAAACAGCTGGAGCTTCAGAGGAAACAATTAACAATGGTGATATAGCAAACACACCAATTTATCCTTGGCCGCAATATATTGTTGAAACGACAGGGGAAGATGGTCATGAAAAATATGAATTAAGATATCCTGGTGATGCGTCTTTAGTATCTAAAACTAAAGGTTATTTATATAACATTTGGCCTGAAATAGAATTTGTTGAAGAATTTGTAAGAGGTTTTTCCGAGAGGGAAACTCCACCAGCTGAAAGAAAAAATGGAAATGAAGTTAATGATGTAAAAAGAATATCAATTAATGCAATTGAGTTTCCAATTGGGAATTATGTGTTCAGTAATCAAGAAGAAGTAAAATTTTTCTATGAAATATACGAAAGAATTATATTTTTAATTAATTATTCTAAAATATCTAGAGTTGAAGATACACCATCATTTATTGACCCAATAATAAAATTCATATCAGAATCTGAAAAAACTAATATAAAAAATGCTTTAGATGGGGGTAGTCCTTTCATAGTTGAAAAATTAAAGAATTACATAATTAATTCAGGTAATTTTGAGGCATTACTTCGTCAATTTTCAAATAATGGAACGGGTGTGAGTTGGCAAAATTATATCAGAGGAATATTCAATACCCAATATATAAGAAATACAATAAGTAATGGGGAATTTGAATTTTTAAATTCAAACATATTGACTGAACCTTTTTCACAACCACAAATTACATTGACAAATGAAACTGAATTTGAAAATTTTATAACATCACCTATTAATAAGAAATTTGATTTCACTGACACATTTCCATTCACTAATCAAAATTGGGTAAAAAAATATTTAGCTCAAAGTAGTACAATTGAAACTGCCGAAACCGCTTTTATTGTAAAAGATATTTTAAAATACAATAAAAATAACAAAATAATATCTAATTTTCTACCAACAACTGAGAAAACAGTTGGGAGACCATTTACAGTATTTGCCCAAAAAAATGGTAATGAACCCCAACCTATAAATCCGTCAGGTCAAGTAACATCACCAACAAGTGATATGCTTAGAAGTTTTTATGATAGACCATCTAATAAACAAATACTAACTGAGGGTAAAATTAGATACTCTAATTATATAGGGGATGTAAGTTTCGAACAAACAACATCAATTCTTAATACCCCATATTTTGTCAATTCCATTCAAGAAGGTATTAAAAAATTTAGAGAATATGATAAATACCCATTTGTGTCTTCCGCTTATTTATTCATCAATAGTTTACCATTGTCAACACTCAAAGAAAAATATCTTAAATATGAAAATGAAACAAATATTCTCCAGGACTATATTTTTGCGACATTAAAGAAATTTGGTGCAATACATAGAATTCCATACGCTTGGATTTTAAAATATGGGTCAATTTGGCATAGATATAAAAAGTTTGTTGAAGATGGAGTTGATATTTTGGAAAACTCTTGGAAGGATTTCGATGCTGTAACTAACTATGACCCAACAACTTCTGCGGCAACAAAAACATATAGTCTTACTATTAATAACTCTCCTATTGATATAGTATTGGAGAGTAATACGATTATTGGAACTGAGTTTTCAACATTGATTAATGTTGGATTTTATCCAAAGTTAATTAATGACTTTAATGTGTTTTTAAATGGATACGAATTAATAACCTCACAAATTAATGGTACTTGTGATATTTCAGGGACAACATTAAATGTAACTCTGATTAATAATAATAACTTACAAGTGGGATCAATCATTGGTGGGGTTAATATTTTACCATCAACAACAATTGTATCACAAACTAATGGAACACCTGGGGGTGTTGGTACATATGTTGTATCAATAGCACAAACAGCTACAACTAGATTGTTCTCAGTTGTAAATGTACCAACCGACAATTACACAACAGCAAACATTCAAAATGTTTTAGACACATCTGGGTTAACTATGAATTATGTTAATAATGCAATTATTAACAATACTGAGACCATATTATTTGTTGGAATAGAAAGAGATATAAGAATTATACCTTGGTCATTATCTGTAGACACGAGTGATAAAAAATTTATGTATTTACTCCCATCAAGTGGAACATTGTTTAATCAAACTAAAAACGAATGTTTTAATCCAAATAATAGATTAATTCAAGAAGTTACTGGTAATACGGCAATCCATAATGGTGCTGTCAGACTATTTTGGACTGCCCCAAATTATGGGTATTTTGATAATTCAAGACTTAATAAAGTGTCACCAGACGAGTACTTAAAAAGAATTATGACTGGAGATACCTTACAAGACGCATTTACTTTAACTGGTTTTAACAATGAGTATCCAAAAATGGATGAAATTTTTTCAGTCTTTGAGAAAGAAGTTTTAGATAAATTTGAAAACGAGTTTTTAAAGTTTTCAAGGTCGGTTTATGATTTTGATGATTCACCTAGTGAAGTTCAAACAGATTCACCTAATTCAATAGAAGCGATTCGAAATGAAATTTTAAACAATAATCAAAGTAATATTAGTACACCTTTGAGTAAAATATTCAGAAACTTCCAAAGTTTTATGAGGTCAATGTTGAGAATACCAAAAACAACGGGTTCAACAGGATTTGATTTTGTAAAAAAAGTCCAAACAGAACAATTTGTAACTATAAAAGATATTGTTGGAAAATTTTTAGATGTTGATGTGGTGTTCAAATACGGAAATCCGTCAAATTATGATAGAAGATTATTTTCATCTTTTTCGACAATCCCAATTGAAGAAAAAATTGAATGGGATAAATACACAACAAACACACCAAATGCCTTACCAACACTAAATGGTGTTGTTAATTTACAAAATTCACAATTAAATTATCCTGAAGCTTGGAAGGCGTTGAAAACTTATGTTGGGTTTTCTGAAATTCCTGAATTGAAATACAAAAATAGTGGTTCATATATTACCGATTTTTTCATTGATTTAAATGTTGAATTTACACCTGAAAATGTTGTAACTTTTGCACCTATTATTAAAATATATGCAACACAAAAATTGAATCAATTTCAGAGTAATTATATACCACCACCAAACCCAACAAATCAAATTCTACCAACATTGGTAGCTGTTGCTGAGTTAAGGAGTGGAGACACTGTCAATGTCCAACAACTTGATTTAAAATTTAGAACCACATTTATTAATAAAGATGGCGTTTTATTATTTGAGAGTGAATATAGTCCACCACCAACTGACGATGTTTATACATTAACAGGGTCTGAGATATATTATAAAGCTATAATTGATAGAACTATTGTTGGTATTTTTGGTAGTACAACGACAAATCCAAATGATGCTCAATATATTGTTACATTTGACAGAGTTACACCATCAAGTTACACACCATCACCATCACCAATCAATAGTACTGGTTCGTCAGCATTTAACACTGCAATGACAAATTATCTGAATAAGATAAATGGATTTAAAGACAAAATAATAAATTCATTAATGATTGATGTTAGAAATTCTTTGGATAGTATCAAGATTAACCCAGAAGAACAAGTTGACAGTATATTACAAGGTGAACCCCAACCTAAATTAGAGTTGTGGGAAATGTTTAAAGCTTTAAATGATAAGTGGATTGCTGGTAATGATTTTAAAACAAAAACATTATTTGAAGATGTTTTATTAATGGATAGAGCAAGTAGAAATATAGGTGACAAAGTTTTAGTGGATATTGATAAATTGAATATGAGATTAAAAGGATTTAATACAAAAGTATCTATGTTGTCGATGGTACAAACAATATTAACTGAAAACAATTTCATAGTTATGAACATACCATCTTATGTTAATTTTTATGGTGTGCAAGATAGTGTTAAAAACCCAAAACCGAAAATTGAAGGTACTTTAGACTTTGCCAACACATTATTTGGAACATTTTTAAGTGTTGATTACAGAGACTCAACATCAAAGATGGTTTGTTTTTATGGTGGAAAACCAAGTGGACAATTAGATTTGAAAAATAATGTTGATTTCCGTAAAAGAAGCGATGCTTTTGATTTAAGGAGAGCTAGTGATAATCCTTTAGTTGAAAATCAAATAGGTAAAAATGATTGGGATAAATCAAATCGTGTTGTTGGTTTCAATGTTGATATTGGCCCACAAAACCAAGGGATATTTTCAAGTTTTAGTGTTGGTCAAGAAAACGGAGCCGCAACTTCAGAATCATTAGAAATAAATAACCAAATGACCAATCAAGGTAATAATCGAGCTGGGGCTACCCAAAGTACATCTTTATATAACTTATATAAAAATAGGAGTTACAAGTGCAGTATTACAATGATGGGTAATGCGATGATGCAACCGACAATGTACTTTAATTTAAGAAATGTACCAATGTTTAATGGACCTTATATGGTATTGGAAGTGTCACATAATATCAGTCCAGGTTCATTCACAACTAGACTTGAAGGTATAAGACAACCTATCGCCGCATTACCAAAGATTGATAATTTTTTACAATCATTAAAACAAAAATTAGTACAGAGTATAATTGAAAAAAATAGACAAGAACGTGATGCACAAAAAGAAAAAACAAAAGATAATTCAGTATCAGCGAGAACTACAAAATCAACAAAGGAAATAACTGTCGGCAGTCAACAAAATTGTAGTGCTGGAACTAAGTACAATACTTACACCATTGAAACACCTTCACTATCAGCTGAAACTTTGGTTAATATTATAAACAAAATATCACAAAGAACTAATTCAGAAGTATTAAGATATTGTATCTTTGGTAGAATTTTTCTATTCTCAGGAGGTGAAAATATTATTGAATTTTACGCAAATAACTTGGCATCAATAAATTTACAAGAAGGTCAAGATTGGGGGCCAAGTGCTAGTTTCTTTTCTCAAACAAAAAAATTCTATTGTACCTCAGAAGGGACACCATTGGTTTTCTTTAATTCAGTTGAAAGTCATTTAGATTTCTTATTTGGTAGATGGAAAAACTATCCTTCTGTTTTAAATTTAAAAACAACTAAAGAAGATATTGCTAAATTTATTATCATAACTGATTTATCAAATTATGATAATGGTGTTAAATTTTATGAATCATTAAAAGGTACTGATGGTTTAAAAGAAATTGAAAATGCCGCCCAAAATGCTATTGATATTTATAATGCAACAAAAAGATAATTTTTTAATTTAAAGTGATATTTATTATAAAAAATAACTATGAGCGTAAAAACTATATTAGAGAACTACTTAGGTAGAAAAACCCAAACAACTGAAAAAGATTTGGGTGATGGAACAAAACAAGTTTGTGATTTACAAACTGGTGAATGTTATGTTGTTAGAATGAAAGATGGTCTAATTGAACGTGTTGATAATACAATCAAAACAAATAAGAAAATCCAAGTTGAAACAACAAATGGAATAAAACAATTATTAAACGGTTAATTCAAATGAAAGTTGATATTAAAATTTTAGAAGAAATTAGGAGATACAAAGATATTAATAATTATGTAATGGAGCAAGCGCCTCCACCCCCTCCTGGTGATGTACCCCCACCTCCAGGTGGAGCATTACCCCCACCCCCTCCTGGTGATGTACCCCCACCTCCAGGTGGAGCACCACCCCCTCCAGGTATGGAAGGTGAACTACCACCCCCAGCAGAACCAATTAATGTTGGTGAAGACCCAGAGGTTGAAAAAATTGAGGATGAAGGTAAGGAAAAGAAAATAAAAGTAACTGATTTAGTTAAAGGACAAAAATCAGTTGAAGAAAAACAAGAAGCTTATTTTGAAAATCTTTTCCAACATTTGGATGACTTGGAAGGTAAATTGGCCTCAATGGATCAAATTATTGATAAATTAAATTCAATTGAAACTAAGATTGAAAAATATAGAGTTAAGACACCAGAAGAAAAAATGGAACTAAGAAGTTTGGACTCAGGACCGTTCAATCAAAAGTTAAGTCAATTTTTTCAAGAAAAAGAAGATGAATTTGAAGATACAGGAAGAGAACAATATATTATAAGACCAGATGATGTTGAGAATTATTCTCAACCTGACATTAAAAAAAGTTTTAGAGATTTTGGAGATATTGAAGACCCAGATAAATTCAATAATTCAGGATTTCAAAAAATATACTAAAAAAACCATTTGACAAACCCACGGCTGACACTTATTATTGTGTATAATATTTTCTAACTTAAATTTTTAACAAACA